TTCTTTGATGTAATTGATCAAGTTTATTGCACCCTGAATCACATGTCCAGCCCGACTTTCCACAAGATTTTCCCTGTCCTTGCTGACCGGCATGTGAGCTAGTTCATCTAAGATGCTGCGAGTGCGTTTTTGCACAATTTACTCCGTTATTTGATATTTATTATAGATATCGAGAATAGAATTCTGCTACTTCGGGGAATGTTTTTTTCCAGTCATTTCCCCTAATTTTATCGTGTTTTGCTGTTTCATTTAACATTTTTTTGATTTTTTCAGGATTTTCTTGCCAGTTATGTGCTATCATTTTACCTATCTGTCTGTGTGAGATTGCATCAAAATATTCTTGCGTGATGTTTTCTATCCCATAGTGTTCATGAATGGCCAACTGAGTTGAATGGTCTGTTTTGTCTCCTACTCTATTGGAACTAAAATACTTCTGAACCCAGGATTCCACTTGCCCTGAATAAAACAAATTGAAGTTAGATAATGTTTCTTGTACAAGAAACATAACATTTACAGGTAACTCGTTTTTTAATCTTAAAACATTATCCGATACTTGATTCCAATTAGCTGGCCATCTAAGATAATCGAACTTTTGTTCTAAACCATCTATACTTATAAAAAATTTTACTAATTTAAATTTATCAAGCAATTCGTAATGTTTTGGATCTACAGGTTGAGTGCCGTTTGTTTGAAATCCAACAAGTAACTTGTCTTTAGCATAAGGAACTAATTCTGCTAAAACCTCAGCCACTTTCCAATAAGAATTCCCTAGCAAAGTTTCGCCTCCGCAGAACTGTACCTGCTCCAAATTGGATAGATCGAGTGTTTTTAAAACTGCGACCACTTTGTCAACACTTGAACTGTTATCAACTTTGGCATAAAAAACTTTGTTTTGTTTATTGTATTGTTGCCATAGTGTGCTGCTATGGGGACCACAAATTGTACACGCTAAATTACAACTACGGTCAAATAAAAAATCAATTCGCAAAGGACCAGATAAGTCGTGTCTAGTTCCAAAATGTTCATGCATGCTCTGCCTAAAACTTTTGAATCCCCCGGCTTCGATTTGTTGGCATTCCCAACAGTCGGTGTCCCATTGATTTTTATTGTTTGCTTCTCTTAGCTGAGTAAATTGTAAATTTTTCCATATTTTATCAGTGTCTAAACTTATCAAAGGTTGAGTGCTGAGACAACATTGATTTATTCCAAGATCACTGTCCATGTTTTTAAAATTAATGTGAAGTCCGCCATGGATCATTGGACAATATAAATTTTTCATTTGTGATAGATTACTCTGACTTAGTTTTTAGACTAGCTAGCATTTGTTTTAGTTTTGTGCTGTCTACGTTTGCCTGTACAGATTTTTCAAGTTCAAATCCAGGCTTGGGTTTGGCTGTAATCATGGGGCTACTGGTTGTTGCAGTAGTCTTAATCTGATCCATAATCTGACTGCTGGTTCGGAATCCTGGACCACCGTTTTCGCTCTGTGCATCCTCACCTGGATCAGTAATACGCAGGCTTTCAATATTAAACTCAAGATCAACTTTTTGTCCTACACCACTCGAACTTCGAGTCTTCATCAACTGTATCTGATATCTACCACGTTCTCGCATGGCTCTGCTTGTAAAGATGCCAAAAACATTATCTGCTGTGTTGATTTTACTGATACCGCCCGAGATATGACTGTGATCAAACTCAATTTCTTCTACTGCGCTACGATTCAACTGCGACGCAGTAATCATCAGTATGTTGAATTCTCTTTCCAAGTTTCTAAGTTCTTCTGAAACATATTTGTCTTTGACAAACAGATCGCTAGGGCTAACTTTGGCACTGACTGGCATCACAAGATCAAGATAGTCTACCATAATAAAGTCAGTCTTTTGACCTGTTTGTATTTCTAGTTCTTTGAGATAGGCACGAATATGATTCACATTGCTCTGTGCTGGCATATACTTGATACGCAACTTACCAGACTTTTTGCCTACCATGCGTATCTTCATTTCTAGTGTATCTAAGTCTCGAAATATTTCTTTTGTGCTGCAATTGGCAACCATGGCATCCATACGCATGGCACACAGCTCTTCACTGAGTTCTAGTGTAAGGAATACTCCATTTAGTCCTGCTGTAATCCAATTAATAGCAATGTTCTGCATGAACAAACTTTTACCTGAGCCCGATCCACCGGCAAAAATATTCAGCTCGCCGCGATTCATGCCGCCGAACAAACGTTGATCCATGGTGGGCCAACCTGTACTCACTTGACCGTTGTTGCTTTTGATTTTCATCAATCTGGCTCTAGGATCTTCAAAATAATCCGTACCCATGTCTTTGGTCAAGCTAATTTGTACAGCGTCTTTGATCAATTTTTCTACAGGATCAAAGTTGCCCTGTTCGATCATATCTGCTGCTTTTAGAATGGCTCGCTCCAGTTCTTGTTTGCGACTGAATCCTTCAAATTCGGACAAGAACCAATCATAATGTCCCTCTCTGAGATCCGGAACTGTTCTAAGTTCTACACTGGTAGCGGCCTGTATTTGTTCTCGAGTGGGCAGCGTTTTGTGATCGTCGCTGTGCTTCTTAATAAATCTAGCTGCTTCTCTCAAGCTGCGATCAAAGTTTTCTGCATTATAGATGTTTTGAACACGCACATATGTTTCAGCGTCTTCTAGCATCATCTCTAAAAACAGTCGTTGTATTTCTGGATTATAATCTTTCATGATCATTCGCTGTGATTTGTAAATAAAACTAGGGCATTTTTTTCTGCAAGGCCATTTTTTAGAAAATTATCACTACAATGCAGCATTTTTCTATCCCAATAAATTACCGATCCCAAATACCATTTATAAGCATCATATAGACTAACATATTCTAATCGATCTAGAGATTCATGACTGCATAGTGTAGTATGCAAATCTTTTGCATTATTGTCTAGTTTTTTGTTAGTTTTTATAAATTCACCAAAACTGTCAACACATTTTTGCTCAAACACCACAGTGTGAGTATTTGCTGTCATTAAAGGTATCAATAGTGCCAAGTCCGGATGTTGATCATTTTTTACATAATCAGTATGTATCAACCAAGGTTTTTGTTCTTTAAGTAGCATCCCAACCGTAAGATTTATTTTTTTACAAATTAATATTTCTAATTTAGAAATTACTATTTTTTTAATAAATGGATAGATTAAATCCTGTTTAGAAAAACCGTTTGTGTAGGCAAAAAACTCTCCTTGGATAGATTGATTAGACAGTTTGTTCAATTCAGAACAAATGTTTGTAATTTCGTTAACCGAAAACACATCAAAAAATTGTCCTGCTACTGTCATTTTAATGCCTTTATCTTTATCAGTTTTTTAAGTGTATTTCTTTTTTCAAATTTTGGAATGTGTTTATCTAATATATGCAACATGTCAATTGTTTCGTCTTGATTTAATTTATACCCAAGTGTCAACACGTGATCCTTGGCGGCGTGCCTTCTTCTGATGCGTTCAGCAAGAGTGAGTTCGGGGTTATTGTACGCTATCCAATTGTTTTCATGTTTGTCTAGTTCTATATTATATTTTTTTGCGTTGCTAAACAACGGGGTTCCTGGTAGTATTGCTAGGGTTGATCCAAATGAAACATTTGTAATAATTGTATTCGCATATTTCTGATATTTTTTAAACATATCTAATGTTTCCTGAAAATCTTCTTGTGTTTCAGTTGGATATCCAAACAACATCAAAAATTGACAAGTAATATTATATTTGTCTAACATTGTCATAGTATAATCGAGGTCAACATTTGTAAATTTCTTATTCATGTGCATGCGAACTCTATCACTTCCTGTTTCAACTCCTATAGCAAGATCTTCTGCCCCTGAATCGGCTAAATTACGCCAATACTTATCGTCTAATTGACTACTTGATCTTACTATGTATTGACCAGTATATTTTATCTGTTCCTTGTTTTTTAAATTAAAACTAGCTAAAATTTCGCAAAATGTTTTAAATTCTTTCAAGCTACCATTGATCAAGCTATCTGTAAATCTAAATTTTTTTATATTA